GCAGCAAAGAGTGGCTTTGATCCTCTACAAGTTGCGTTAGGTAGGCCAGCAGGACAGTTTAATACACAAACGTTTACGCAGCCTAACTTAGCAACGAACACTGGAAACCAAGCAAGTAACTTTTTTAATCAAGCGATGAATACTGGAAGGCAGTCGGCAGGATTTCAAGCAAATCAACCTTCTATGTTAGGTAAGATGCAACAGTTAAACCAGACTTGGTAATGATTTTAGCCAGTTACAGTCTATGTATTGTTATGTTCTTGACTCTACTCTAACGTGTATGTGTTAGGCTGTAACTGGTGAATTTAAGGAAAATATAAAATGGCAACAGAAGAAGATAGAAAGAGACGGGCGCTTGCAGGATTGCAACTAACTCCAGAAGGCAGGGAATATCTGTCAGCGCAAGGTGTGCCAGAACAAGTTTATCGTGATCCGCGTGATGAAACTCTTGCGGCAACTCCTGCATTGATTAGACCTATCGCAAGTATGTTAGATAGGATGGCTAATCCCGGTCGCGCAGGTACAGCAGCGTCAATGAATTTAGGGTTAGCGCAGAAAGCGCAGCAACGACAACTAGACGCAGCAAAACTTAAAGGCGCACAAGAAGATGCGAAGATGAAAGAGTTACAGATGCTTGCAGCTACTGGTGATACTGATGCGCTCGATCAGTTACGCGATTATTCAACTGCAATGAATGCGTATCGTATGAATCAAGGGCTTGATTACTCTGCTCTCACAGGACTTGGTGGTATTCCTGATGGCGGGACGGGTGAAGCACGTCTTAGAAATGGGGCGGGTAATACACCACCTGCAGGAGGATCACCGCCCGCAGAACAAACACTTACAGAAGTAGAAAATTTAACGCCTACAGAATTAGCAACACGTGCCGTTGATCATATAGCTGATATTGATAGAAGGATAGCAGATGCTGAAAATGTTATAAACACTAGAAGAGTTACTACTATGATTCCTGATACTTCAAGACCTCCAACTATGGGAATGCCGGGAGGTTCTGGATTTCCTTCAGAAGCTACGCCTCAATACGTTCGGTCAACGAGGGAAGCTACTATAGGTGAACTTAATAAAGCACAAGCAACTTTAACATCTCTGCAAAAACAGAGAGCGCAGATTCAAAGCACAGCAGAACGTTACAGTCCAACTAGCTCAAGGCAATGACCGAAGAAGAACGTAGAGAGAGGCTACTGAGGATGGGTCTTGATCCATCTCAGTATCGCTACGTCACTAACGAAGAAGCAGCCTATGAAGATACTACACGTCTTAGTACGGTAGGCACTGGGTTGAAACAAGCTATCGGCCCGACTGCTGGTGCGTTAGGTGGTGCTAAGCTTGGTATGATGGGTGGTGCGGCTTTTGGCCCTATCGGTGCTGGTGTTGGTGGATTAGTTGGCGGTGTTATTGGAGGTTTCGCTGGTGCGTTTGGTCAAGGCGCTATAGAAGAAGCTGTCCTCGATGACGCAGAGGAACAAGCACTTGCGTTAGAACGTCAAGCTGCTGCGCAAAAATATCCTTATACATCTTTCTTTGCACAAACCGCACCGTCACTAGGTTTTGTACGACCTAGCCCTACATTATTAAAAGCAATTCCCGGTGCGTTAAAGAATGCACCACTACGTACACAAACAGCTTTACAAAAACAAGCACTCACAGGCCTTGGTATTGGCAGTGGTTTAGAAGCTGGTGTTGAAGCTGGCTCACAAGCATTGATGGGTGAGGAGTTAGACTACGGTAGAATTGGTTTAGCTGGGCTTGTTGGAGGTGCGTTACAACAGCCTACAAGATTAGGCAAAAAGATTTATGGTGATACACCAAGACCTCTTACTGATGAAGAGGCACTTGCCGTATTACCAACTAAGCGAGAAGAAATTTTATCACGTGCCGAGAAAGCTCTTGAAGAAGAAAAGCTAAAAACTGAAGCACGTTTAGCTGCAGATGATAAAGCTACATCTGAAGCTGAAGCATCTAGGCGTGACGAAACTACAGCGACAGAAGACCTTGAAGCTACCAAGCGCCTTAAAGATGATAAGGCTAATGTAGAAATAGCATTAGAAAAAGCGCAGAGAAACAGACAACTGTTAGAAAAGCAAACTGAAAGCTTACGTGAAACGTACGGATCAGATCATAAGCTAGTACAGCAAGCTCAACGAAAAGCGATGGACGCGCTTCAAGATGAGATGACTGTAATGGAGCGTGTTAAAGAACTTAACGATCAACGTAAAGCACAGCGTGACGAAGCCAAACGCCAAGAAGCTGAAGTAGAAGAGATAGCCAACAGACACAACCAAAGACAGCAAGCACTTACTGGTAAAGCATTACGCATACCTCCGTCTGAACAATTACTAAAAGATGCTAAAGGTTTGTCTGAGCGTTTAGGTATGGGTTGGCGTAGGGCTGTCATAGAAGCAACTGATCGTTATAACGCTGAGACTACGAGAGGTGTATACAAGTTACCAACACATGAGATACTTCTTAACGAGAAGCTTGATAACCCAGACACACCTTTCCATGAATATCTGCATGGGTTATGGCAAGTGTTAAAGCGTGGCGATGATCCAAAGCATCGTGGCTTATTAGAATTTTTTGAGACTGACTTATTTGCTGAAAGCAAGATGCGTAATGCGCTGGAGTCTGACACAGATAAACGTATATGGTCTGAAGAACAGATTGTAGAACGTGCAGGTAAGATGCTGCAGAAGCGTATGACTGATGCACCTGCAGGTGTGATGGCTAAGCTAGGTAAATGGTTTGATGATTACAAACTGGAACGTGATGCACGTAAAGGCTTTGTACCTAAGAAGGGTGATACATCTGATAAACATTTAGAGCGCTTAGCTGATTGGCTTGCCATGCGTGGTGAACGTCAACCTGTGCTACAGCCACAACAGCTTGAATTGTTTTTAACTCAGTTGCCTGTGCGCTTTGCGGGTGATGGTCTTGATTCTCCTACTGCTGGAGGTGAACGCTACAGTAAGGACAGTGGTGGTACTGCTGATCCCAATGAACCGCCGCTAACATTTGAACAGCAAGCCGAGGAGATGCGTAAGATACGTGAAGCTTTGGAAGCTGAGAATCCTTCGCTTAAAAATCCTGACGGTAAACCAACTGATGCTGCACGTGCCTTTGCTAAAATACGTCAGGATCATTTACGATTGCAGGAAGCGAAAGCTGAACAAGTTACTGAAGGACTGAAGATAGCTGCCACGTATGACGAGAAGTTTAGAAAACGTTACACGAAAAAAGTACGTGATAAAATGGTGTCACGTATAAAGTCTGGTACGTTTAGTATTGAACAAGCACAGAAAGCATTGCTTCGGTTTGCTAATAAACCTTTTGCAAATGACATGAAAGGTGAGGATATAGCCAAGGTTATAAATTCACTGGAGATGTATCATGGATCACCTGCTGCTAAAACTATATTAGCTGAAGGTTTTAAAGGAGAAGAGTTAAGCCCCGGAGGATTAGCTGGTCGTGGTATATACATAACACCTGATAAAGATAAATCAGTTAGTTACGGAGAACCTATAAGTATACGCACTAACTTCAGAAGCTTACTAGATTTAGGTAGATCACAAGTAGATATTGAATCATTTTACAATGACTATACAACAAAAGCTACTCAGCTTGGTTATACAATTTCAGAAGAGCGTAATGCAATTATAGAGATTGCGTTTAACGAGGCTAGAAATAATCCAGAAAGTAGCATGCCCGTTAATGCGTTAGAAGGGTTGATTGATGGAATTAATCCTGCTACTGCGTTACAAAATTTTAATCCAGAACGCGGCATAGCACCAACACCTGTGGATATACGTAATCGTATTCTTAACGAGATGGGTTACGATGGATTAACTTATGTATTTGATGGCGTTAGAGAAGTCGTAGCTTTCCGCGAACCTTTTCAAAAAGCTAACGGCCAGCTTCAAGAATACTACACTGACCAAAGACTACAGAAGGTAGACTCTGAAAAATTGCTAGAGGATATGAACGACTATCAGTTAACCTCTGCTACAGATCACTTCTCGTCTAACCCTGCAGTGCTTACACAGTTTGGTATACGTAGTATTGTAGATAGCGTGAGAATTGTTGGTCAAACTGTAGAAGAGAAAGCGATTGCCAATCGAGTTGCTGATGCTTTGGATGCTACAGCCCGTGACAGTCGTGAGTTGCAGGGACGTTTCATAGAACAATTCTTAATGCACCAAGGTGAGGTGAAGCTAAGCCAACGCGATGCCGAACTTGTACAGATTTACATGGTACATAGAAGGCGCAAGCTACCCGTACCTAGCGAAGCACAGGCAGCATACGATGCACCAGACAGTAAGGTGCGTTATTATGTGGATTATTTTTCCAAGGACTATACTAAAGCGCGTGATCTACAGCTTGGTGAAGGTATGAAAGTATACTCACCGTCTGAAGGTGACTATGTTACTGCAGGTAGAGATGTAGATTATGTGCCAGAAACATTTAGCTTACTGAAGCGCCGTGAATTGCAGGGTGACTTTGGACTTGTGAAACAACAAGCGGCTAAGCAAGAACTTCTTGAGTATTGGAAAGAGGTTCGTGGTGATGATAAAGCAATTACTGATGCTGACTTAGAAGTTGCACTTAACAAATACATTTCAAAGAGCGTTGACTTTGATAGCGACCTTGGATCTACAAAATTTGGTGCGATACGTAAGGTGCAAGGTCTAGGTTTGCCAAAGACTTTGGATGATAAAGGTAGGCTGCTTTGGATTGAACCAAGCGCAGTTAACAACTACACAAGATACTTTAAAAGATTCGCAGATGACTTTGCGTTCTACAAAAATGTTGAGAACGATGCTGTCGTACGTGCTGCGTTGGGTGTTCCACATGAGGGCAAACACGCAGCTACTCTCAAAGACAGTCCGTTTACAACACGTACTAAGACAGAGATCATAGAGGGTAAAGAGATTCAGTTGAATGCTGGTATGACAAGCCATCCAGCGGTACAGAATTTTATGAAGGGCTATCTAGGTTACTACGATGGCTCAGAACTTATTGGACGTACAGCCAACCGTTTAGTTGTTAGCCATTGGCTAGGTTTTATGTCTGGCATACGTGACTTATTCACCTCTTATACACTGGCGTTACCCTATATGGGCTGGAACAATGCGAGTGCTTTAGTAAAGTCATTCACAGACGTAAGAAAGAGTTGGGTTAGGAGTCACGCAAAGGGTGTTAACAAAACTAAATCCAATCGTATTGAGTTTGGTTTGGAAACACACACCAAGTTGTTGAACGGTTTAGACCTTTGGAGTGATTGGGCTACAAAGTATTCTGGACGTAACATAATGGAACGTTCTACAAGAGCGCTGCAGTTTGGCCTTGGTCGTGCGCTTGTGCTTCAGAACATAGGCGCAGCAGATACAGACAGGCTTGCCATGCGTACATTAGAAACGTTGGGTAGAATGTCTGGTGTAGATTATCGTACATTGCGCCGTCATGCAGATAAAGCTGACAGCTATAAGCTGAGTGATGCAGAGTTTGATAACATGTTGGATGACATGGCTGCTGGCTGGGTTGAAATTAACCAAGGCACTTATGATGTACGTGGTGTTCCATCATGGACTTTGTTTGGTGCGCCATCACTGTTTACTTCGCTATCGCGTTGGACAGTTGAAAAGACTACACGTATGGATCGTGATATCCTTGGCCCACTATTTAATGAAGGTGACATAAGACCACTCGTTAAGTCTACGTTAGGTGCTGTAGTTACTGGCGGCGCTCTTACATACATTTCACAATTTATTTACAACAAACTGCAAGGCGCACCTACACTTGAAGAAGCGCTTAAAGCAGAGAACAATGATGAAGCACGTTACGCTGTAGTTAATATGCTAAACCAAACAGGTTACTTTGGTTTGGTTAGTGCGCTACTAAACGATTGGGCGCGATTTGAACAAGGCTACAATCCAGACCTGCCAGGCGGTTTTGTTTTTCCTGCGTTAGATTTTTTCAGCCAGACCATGATGGACCCGATGGCTGACGCTGTACGTGCCATAGAAGAAGGCGCTCCTGTGATAGAAACTTATGGCAAAGCTTTAAACGATGTCATGCTACGTGCCACACAAACCTATCGCATAATATCACAACAAGCTTTCCAACGTGAAGAGATGGATAAAGCTAACATGCGTCGGAACTACCGTGTGTTCCGTCGCCTTGAAGGTTTTACAGATGCGACTGTGTCACCTGAGATGGGTAATAAGTACATGCGTCCTGACACACGTGAGTTTAAAGAAGCTGAGACGGTTGAAGAAATGGTGCAAACAATTCCCGGTGCGCTACGAGAACAGATTGACAGAGCGCAGGGCCGTCCAGATAAACTGAAGTCTTATGTACAAGGGTTGTATACGACATCTGATAAGACAATGCCTTCTGTAAAAACAGTTGAAGGTGTCAAAGAATTTATGCGCTACCGAGACTTTATGATAAAGATGGGGCGTGGTAAGGATTGGCAACGTACGTTTAATGAGTGGGCAAGGAAGCAAGCCATGTCACCTACACGTAAAGCACTTGTTAAAGGTTACGTTGAGTTACAAATAGCGAGAAGTCAGCAATGAACTATGATATATTACCTGAAGATTTTTCAGAGGATTTAGATATGGTTTGGGTATGGTAAATATGAAAGCGTTGGGAGATCGAGGGGAACTTTTAGTAGCGCAGGAGTTAATAGAACGTAACTGGAATGTGTCATTTCCTTTCGGCGATAACGCTCGTTATGATATTATTGCAGAAAAAGGTAGGCATTTTTGCAGGGTGCAAGTTAAGTCTACGGAAAATGTAATGATGACTCCCAGACATGGGCCTCACTACGCTTTTAGTTTATGTCATGGTAAAGTTACCAAAGATGCTTACGATAAAAACTCTATAGATTTTTTTATTTGCTGTGCCATACAAGTAAAACGCTTTTGGATATTACCTATCGAAAACGTTACTTGTAAGACGCTGAAGATTTTTATCACTGGTAAGAAGCACCATGAGTATGAAGGTGCTTGGGATTTGCTGAGATGAAAGAAAAACAACACGACGAAAAAGATCAACAGCAAATGTTTTACAATGATCTCGAAGGTTTGATAGGCCGTTACTATAACGAATTTGATTTATCATACGAGAGTATTATAGGTGTACTAACTCGCCGTGTTGTTACTACAGTGTTGGAAGACATTGAAGTTGAGGAAGAAGACGAAGAGTTATAACTTCTCTAGCCAACGTACTTTCATTGCACAATCTACTATAGACGTTTCGCAATCCTTCTCTTCACCGCTACGTGATGTACCTACCAGCAATCCGTTACCTGCTATAGGTGATGGATAATCAGCAAACATAAAGAAGTCATGTTCCTTACCATCTATCAAGGACATATCATCTACAAACAACGTGTCACCATTTTCTAGGCTACATGCCGTTGTGAATAATTCGCATCCAATCTTTTCTTGAATGTCTTTGTATCCGTCAACCTCCACCTGTGAAACAAGTTTAGTTGTGCTATCTATAAGGTATGCCTGTGTCATGTTTAATCCCTTTCGTCATAGCGATCTTCCCACGCACAATCGTGTGCGTGGTCTTCTGTTATACAGTACGCTAAGTCTTCTGCTTTTTTATATTCTTCTTCGGTGAGTTCTACGGTGTTGCCATGTTCATCTACAAACATTAAGTCAGTATGGGCTGGGCTAACCTGTGTACGATAACCGCCTGTCTCAGGCTCACCATCAATGTAAGCCTCGTATATCGCAGTGCTTTCTTCGCTAAAGTATATAGCACGGTCATGTATGAAATCTAACTTCTCGGCTCTTATTACATTAACCGTAGTTTCGTATGTGTTTTTTCTAAACATGTTATAAATATTCTGTAGGGTCAGCGGGTTTAGTTACAAGTGCATTGTATGTGTGACTATCAAAACTCACTTGTTCTGTCATAAGTAAAAACTCTAGGCAAGTTCTTAATTCTTCTTGGCTCAGATCATCTACGAAAACGATAAGCAGCTTCTTAAATGACGCACCTTCTGCGCCCTTATCTATAATATACTGGCAGATGCGGCGTTGAATTTCGGCTAACACGTTACGACCAGCTACGGTGTAAGCTTCGTGCATACGAATCTCTGTATGTGCCAACAAGCGCAGTGCGCGTTCCATTGTATCGCGCTCGATTGTCATTGATGCTGTGCCATCGGCGAAGTGCATTATCATAGACAGCTTTAGCCAATGTACATTCTTGCGTCCGTAATATGTTTCAAGCCTGTGATCCTTGTTTAGTGTTTTCTGTGTAAGCTGACCGCTCTCGTAAACTTCTTTGTGATAGTCAGCAGCTTCCTCACTTAACGTCAACGGCCCACCTATGGATGCTAACTTTTTAAGGTGTGCCAGCACCTCTGACTTACATGCTTTCTGCTGTTCAGTAACACCGGGAAACTGTCGTAGGAATCTTGGCTTGTCTCCATACACCATGATAACACGTGACGTAAATCCTTGTGATATAATCTGATCGTTGAAAGCTGTGCGTATAAATGATGGTGTTGTGCCGCCTAGTATGTTGACGCATACGTTCTTGATAATGTCTGTGCCTTGGTGTTTAGTTTTGTATGTGTAGTCACGGCTATCGTAAAACTGGTTAAGCATATTCACTATGCTGTCAGTGTTCTTGCGTAACAACACTCCCAACTCCTCTATCATAAAACCCACAGAGAAATGTGAGGAACGCATCTTCTGGTTGTTCTCATCCATGTAATGAAAATCTCGTGCGCACTCCTTCACTATGTATTGTACAAGCGCTTCCTGTGTGATGGTATCAGCACTCAGTGGATAGAATGGTTTGATGTCTACCTTGTTAGCTTTCTTGTTTGGTTTGCGATCTATTAGCACAGGATTTTTAATATGCTCACTTACCTGTGATATAACACGCGACTTGCCAGCAGCAGGTGGCCCAACTAACAGCACAAACAAGTTAGGGTATAGTGTGAATGTGTCGGGAAACAACCACACCCTACGTTGTAATGCTGTTGATATCATACTGTAAAATCCCCAGTCAATAAACAGGTCAGGTGATTCTAAGTCTTTTAAGAAGTATCTCCATTTTTCTATGTTCGTCATTTATATGTCTGTCATCTCTCCCCAATTTTCGCCTATCATAGCCTCTGATTTCATGTGAAAGACTTCGCCAAAAGGTGAAATCATTTCTCTGTTCAATGCTATGCAAGCTAGTTTAGCTACTTCGGTTGCAACGTCGGGAGCGCATTGCAACAAAACACTGTCGTGGTTATTCTGTAGCACGTCTGCATTTAGTTCTTGTATCCGTGGATGGTTATATAAATCTGTGAATGCCATGTTAGTTATGCAGCCTACGGTTGATTGTGGTACAAAAGCGTAAGCTTCCTTATACATGGACGGCTCTATTGGTTGTGTAAACATCCGAGGATAACCAAACAAGTTACGTAAAACTCTACCACGATTTAGTTCTGCGATAGTTTCTCTATGCCATAACCGAATCTCTGGAAACAGTTTGTGATAAGTTTCGAGAAAGAACGTGGCACGTTTGTTGGTTAGGTTTACTGCACCGCCTGACTTCTGTAATACATTGACACGGAACGTAGGTGCTTTCATTCCATAGTTACTGGCATGACATACCATCTTCGCCATGAAGTAATAACGTTTGTCTGCTGACCAGTTGTCACTGGAAGATATAAGTGTCTTGAGTTCTTGCCAACGTGGTAACTTAACTAAGTCGGCAGCGGAAGCTTCGCAATAGTCTTTTATACTTTCACCTAACTCAGCAGCCCATACATCTTCAAACAATCTGAGTGCAACGTAGACGTGTGACTTAACTCCGTTGGCAAACAATCGTCTAAAGTTTCCTTCACGACATAGATAGCTAACGACGAGTGCTTCTGCACCAGCTTGGTCAGCTTGTACAAGTACGTTACCGGGATCAGCAACGAACAGCTTCCTAAGTTTCTTGGGAAAGTTTTGTATGTTCGTACCCCACTGACCTAACAAGCGCCGTGACGCTAATCTATATGAGGTTGTACCAGCCAGATTGTACGCAGTCGTGATACGCTTGTGGTCTAATGGTTTTGTACCTACCCACTCTGGAAACTTTAACTGCCCACTCTCTTTAGCAAGTGAACGATAGCGTAGGATAAGACTAATAACAGGATTGTCAGGATTCGACAACCTCAGTTGTAACAAAGCCTTTTCACTTGTGATATCTTTCGACGGACGTTTGTAACCTAACTTGTTATATAAATAGTTAGCGACTTGTTTGGGACTGTTAGGGTTAAGGTCGTTGCCTATAAGTAATCGTAGGAATCTCAGCAACACGTTCTGATGTCTGTCGTTGTTAGCTATGATGTCATCTAACTTGTCGTCCTTGTAACGTATGCCCTGCAACATGGCAGTCAGGTATGGTACAACGCTATCATTAACCTGTTGTATGCTTTCAGTTGCCTTGAAGTTTGCTGCAGTAGCATCTATCTGCGGCTGCAGTAGTGCCATGCTTATAACATCCTTGGCATTGTACTCATACAACTGTGTCTGCTGCTCAAGCCCACGTGCATCGAACACGCCCTCGTTCTTGTGGTAGGGCTGGTCAGTGTACAACGATAGGCAGTGACCTAACGACTTTTCTACTTCTGGAAATAATCTGTGGTGTGCAAGCATGGTATCGTACACACGTCGAGGTGCTGGGATACCGTACTTGTATGCCATTACAAACAAATCAAACAGAGAGTTGTGTATGACAGTTATGTTGTCACGCATTGCCACGGCAAGCGCAGCTAAAATCTTATGAGTGTCACTGTAGTAGTAACCTTCTCTCGGTGATACCACCATAGGTACACACCACGCAGTCGCGTCATCAAACGAAAATCCAAAACACGTAAGCTCAAGGTTACGATTAGTTTCAATGTCAAAGTACATGTGCTTGCCCTTTGTGTTGGTAAGCACCTTGATAACTTCAGCAGCGCGAGGCCATAAGATATGTTTCGCCTTGGTTACTACAGCTTCCTGTGTCAGGTAGCCGACAGCTTTCTTTATGTCACGGGTGAGCCAGAACTTACGATTCGGTCTACGGGTTTTTCCATGCCGTCCCTTATCATCACCGCCCTTGCTATCATCTGTGTCGTTAGGGTTGAAGTATGCCTGTCTATCGACCGCTTCCTGCGGCTCGTACGATGGAACGTATGTGATACCGTCTTTGATGATAGGACATCCACGTTGTTCATCTATGCTGACACCTTGTGCTACCATGTCTAAAGCCTTCTGCCCTAGCAGTAGAACAACTTTCGTACCCTCTTGGTACTTAACCTCACCGTTGACCACAGCATCAGCGAGAAACACGTCTACGCTCTGCCTCGGTATGGGCGATAGCGCATTGTAAAACATCTGCCCTCCATAACCGCTAAGCAATTGCGCACGATCAAAGCGTGAAGGCTTCCCTAAAACTACAGTCAACCCTTTATACGGAAGGGTTGACTTCTTATATCTAATAGTTTCTACAGCCATATAACCAATCGCTACATTATTGTTACCAGTGGTAAAAGAATAAACGCATAGGCGATCAACATAGGTAATGAATAACTGTGTACGCTTACCAAGCTCCCTTGCGTAAGGTCTACACAACCCAAACCAGACACCTTGCCACGTCTTAATAGTAAGTCTGTACCCATGCGTTTTTAAATTAAATGTTATGGTCTTAGCGATTAAACTAAGACCATAACGTAACCCTTAGTTTATCGTGTGGTCAGCGTTCTTACGAAGAACACGTTTCAACCGATAGTTGTTGTTCATGATTGGATTGCCGTCGTCATCTAAGACAGGGCTACCATCATCAGTTTTTTGAGCGGTCTGCTCAGTTTCTAATGTAACGTCAGCAGCTAAGCCAGCGTACTGATCTACATTAGGATTATCCGTATCGAACTCAGCGGATAGTTCAAGCGCACGATGAAGTGTCTTGACTCTCTTTAGAGTTATCTCCATAGCTTTCTCACTGAACGAGAGATAGTCACGGAACTGTAAGCCAGCGATACGAACAGTTTTACCTTCGAGGTCTTCAGTAGCATCAGGTGCTACAACCTCCCATTGCATAACGATCATAGGCGCTCCGGCCTTACTCGTTGTGAACTCAGCTTCTATGATACGTGCTGAGTATGTGTCTTTTTTCAGATAAGGTCTTACGTTATCTGCGATTTCATCTAGGTTGATGACTGCCATTTTATTTAGTTTTGTTATTATTGGGAGCGTCTTTGTTTATAAGTTCTTCATTGACCGCACTCCTATTGTCAGGTGAAGAAAGCGTTTGTGCTAATCCGTAGGTTAGCTTATCAACTGTGATAGTCTGCAGTAAGCTAAGCGCTTCTACGTATGTGATATCAAGTTCACTTGCAAATTCTTTAGCCTGTGCATGCGCTGCTCGCGCTACAGCTAAAGCCACTTCTTTATATTCTGATACTTCTTGTTGCATAGTTATTCTCCTAAAATTAGTTTATCAATAAGATCGTCTACGGTATCTATATTCTTTGAGGCCAAAACATTCATCAACTCATTTAGTTTACGTTGCTGATTGCTATTGTAATCAGTGTCTGGCTTACCGTAAGCCAACATAAGATCATCAAACAATTGCTTTAAGAACATATTGCTAGGCCACTCAACAGGATTAGCGTCTGTAATCTCAGGCAGTTGTCTAACAGCTTCTTTTAGATCACGCTGTGCATACTTTAAAATATCCTCAACGTTCTCAACAGTTCGTACCAAGTCGGCTACGTTATCTTTGTTGCTCATGCTGCGTAGTATTTCTTTGCTGCTTCAATAACTACAGCAATGTCATTGTCTATGTACGCATCCTTGAACATACCCATAGGAGTCTTGGCAGATGTAATGCCGTCACTGTTTGTTTGAAACACGTAACGTACATTGCCTTCCTTGTCTCGCTTGACTTCAGTAAAGAGTACCATAAGGAACTCCTTTTCTATGCAGCCTTCATGCTGCTTACCTTGCACCTTGATGCGGCGTACGTTGTATGTGTCACCACTAGGCTGTGCAATCTGTACGATCTCATCAATGCCTGTGAATATTACAACGGCTCTATCATTCTTAACCTTCTCAAGCGTGGCACGTATCATACGATTATAGTATGACCATACATCGTAGCCTTTGAATGATGACTGTGCCAAAGCGATAAGTGTTTCTGTATACTTTGTGAAAGATTCTATCACAATAACTTCACACTTCTCATCGGCAAGCGCCTTGTCTAAGGCTTGGTCGAACTCTTTTATGTTAGCGCATGACGCAACGTTGAACTTCCCTGCATTAGGGAACGGCAGACCTTTACGTTCAAGGTCTATGATATGGGTTTTATCGGGAGATAAGTTGCGCAGGGATGTTGATTTACCCGTACCGCTACTACCCACAACTCCTATTATGGCTTTACTCATGTGTCTTGTTGTCTTTTAATTTTTCCTCAAGGGAAATTATACGACTGCGCAGTTGTCGGTTCTCACTTAGCAGATCATAGAACTTCTGTCTAATAGATTCTATGTAATGCCATTGATCTATCACCTCTTCAGCTATGCTATCGACAAGCTGTAAGGGTTCCATGCGCATCAAACCTTTTGTACCGTCAGGGTTATGTTCTTGCATACCCTTTGTAAATTTTGCTGGCGCTTCTTCTGTAAAACGCTTCAGCGCTATATCTCTTATTTGTGGATCAGTTAACATTATGCTTGGAATAATAGTGGGTCATAGGTGTTAGTGGTAGAGAACAGAGACTCTATGATAGTCTCACGATCTTCTTGCCTCGGTGTTGTACACACAGGTGAGAAGTTACACCTACCAAATTTAGTTTCACAGCAGGTGAAGTTAGGAGAGAACGTCTCTTCTGGATCTTCGCCATCTCGAATAACCTTGAGTAGGTTTGCTACATACGTTTCTATCGTCAGCTTTAAATGTTGCTCAAACTCTTTGAGTACGTGAGGGCTGAACGTTATGAACGCTGAGCGTTGGAACTTATTCCTACCACTACGGTTAAGAAAGATACCGTTGATGATAACACTGCGAGGTACATCAGGAAACATACGCTTCCATATCATAGTGTAGAACATCATCTGAGGTGAGTTCTGATAGCTGTCTAAATACTTTTCAACTTGGTTGAGTGATGTTGTCTTGTGATCTATGAGCGCAGGTAGTCCGTTGTAGTTACCTATCATATCAACAGTACCACATAGCACGACATCAATAAGCTCGCCGTCAGTCCAGTACGGTACAGCAAAGCGCTGCTCTAGTAGTGGGCCTTCATCACCTGTGTCAGCTTTCAATCCGTCAAACTTTTCATACGTGTTAAAGTATTGTGTGAGTGTGGCTACGAGATGGCCCATGTCACGGAAGTCATTGTCAGGTACATGTATGTCATCTTGTTCAAAGTGTTCTATCGCAGTGGCGATGGATGCCTTCGTGTTACCTGTCGTGTAGTATTCTTGCAACGCTTTATGAAACGCTGTGCCATACTCCATCTTGTGTGACTTCGCTTCATAGGTTAGGCCACGCGCTCCCATGTACCATAAGCGCCGAGGGCATGCTGTCTGGCTGTAGAGGGATGCGTCTAGCTTAACTATATAGCGACCGTCGCTGGTTCTTTTTAAAGTTAAATTCATTATCGTAAGTTTGCTGGTAAAATATCTTTAGCTGGTTTCTCTAAGTTAACTCCATGAAGTTCTGCAAGTTCTTTCATCTGTTCTTCAAGGGTTTGTTTTTTCTTCTTCGATATAACCGAAGCTTTCTTCTTACGCTTCGGTTTAACTATAGCTACGTTTGGGTCTGGCTGTGTTACAGATAGGTATGGCTTGAAGTGTTCTTTCAACTCTTCGTCAGACATATTCTCTAACTCTGCTATGTTACAGTTAAGTAGTTCTTCAATTGTCATTCTTTATAATAGTTGTATGTTACAAAACTTAAAAACGCTATAAGGTATACAACGCCAATGTAATCGCTCATCGTATGATGCGGAAACTTTTCTCTTTAACAACAGACTCAGCGTCGGGTGCTATGCCAGCTAACGTCTGCAATATCCATGCTTCATCTTGTTCTGTTAAGAACTCTTCAAGCGTACCGCTCTCAAACATATCGCCGTCCTTGGCATTCTTCAACCAACGTATGACATCATGTCTCCACTTACCTGAGTCAGTTGTAGCAAACTCTAACGAACGTCCGTCACCAGACTTCTGCCGTAGCTTACGCATACCCTCTTTAAAATATATTAAAACGCCAGAGTTATCTGGATCTTCTATCGCACGTATAGAAATTTGTGATCGTAGCAAACAGTACTCTGACCTCTCAGGATCATCTGTGTTTTGCATAAGCCATTTGAGCGCATCATTTATTTTACAATATAGTGTACGATAAGTGTAACCAGAACCCTTTGATGGTACAAAAACATCTGTAGGATCATTCATTAATTTATCTAAGATAGGTTTGACAGACTCTGCGCTAATCTCTGTGTATGTTGAACGATTCACCTTTAATGGTGAGCCTGTTTTACGTTCTGGTTTTTGTAATTTACCTATTACAATATCTATTGTGTTGTCATCTTCCATATTAATATATCAACTTAAATTATTAAAAAGATAGGAGAGAGTATTAACACTCTCCCCTATCATGAGTAATTACTTACACTTCTTCCATCATGGAAGCCATCTGTTTCAGAAGTTCGTTACCTTCCTCTGCCTTACCAGAGTTGAAAGCAGCTTGCGCTAACTTAAACAGTGCGGTAGGTGTAAGCTCACGTTGGTCAGGTTTCCACTTGTCTGCGTCATCTGATGTAAAGAGTACACCATCATGGTGCTTCTCTTGTAAACGTGATTGCTGTGTTTTAAGATCATCTTCGTTAAGACCTTTCGGTAACGAGTTCTTGACCTTCGCTCGTATACGACTAGCGACTTGCTGGTTTAGCAATGCTAGTACGTTGCTTTCTCCGATAGCTTCTACAGCTTCCGCTGTGGTATCGAATTGTTTCACGGTGAATTTGAAACCTTTCCAATCACCGTCCTTGTACTCTTGTACGTTATACTGTGCCATATATGTTATGTTCTTGTTTATCTGCTAACGCTTTACACGAGGTATCAGATACCTATTATAAAGCAAGATTCGTGCCAAAGTGCTTGACTTTTAAAACTATTTTTAGTACCTTTTAACATTTTCGGGTAGTTCTTTTAAGACTTCATACCGTAACATTAACTGCTCTAGCTCACGATAGTTACCCGCTAACTTATCTACTGATAAATGTTTCATAAGAGATTGTATTTCTTTCTTAGACATCTTCTCGTATGCTGGATGATTCTCTATGTACAGCACAGCATCACCAACTCTTTGCATTAAAGACGTTAGGTGTATGTTGAACGTTGATAGTCTGTAGTATAAGTCTTCTCTAAATTCTTGCATCTTTATTCGTAAGGGTAGCGATGCACACGTGGCAGCTACGATGCGGCAGTTGGATATACGTGTCTCGTTGTCTCCCACCCTACGGTATGTACCAAACTGTATGAAACGTAGCAACTTTGCTTGCAAGCCTAGCGGCATGTCACCTATCTCATCGAGGAACAGCGTACCATTCTTGGCATACTCTACGAGTCCGTCTCGATCTCTGAAAGCGCCTGTGTAACTACCCTTTAAATGACCGAACAACTCACTCTCGAATAACGTATCGGTTACTGCTGTGGTATTGACTGTGACAAACTCACCTACACGTGTACCGTGTAGTATGTGCGCTATCAATTCTTTCCCTGTACCAGTAGATCCTGTGATTAAGACAGGCTCTGGACGGTAGCTTAACGTGAGCGCATTGGCTAACTGTTTCTGTATGTAGCTATCGTTGGTATTGTAACGCTTGACTCGCGCTGCTAAATCTATTGTGCGTTCTTTTTCTGTGGCCATTGTATTTCTTTACGTCCTAGTTCTGGGTGGTATACGTGATCTGTTATGCCTCGTAGATAGCTATGATCCTCTGGCACATAGTTATCTAACTCTAACCTGTCGTAGTAATGATACGCTAACATAACATCCCAACCTTCAGCTAAACGTTCTTTGATAAGTTTTTGATCTGTACCGTCTACGCATAGAGTCTCACGCTTATCATAAGTCTCATCATCTTTCTTAGGTGCTAGTAGTATTAGTGGAGTGTTATCGTTGAGATCACCTAGTGTACCGAACTTTTTATCCGACGATCTAAAGTTTATTATCTTTTCTTTAATCATTTCTGCACTTCTTCACCTGTGTTTAGGTCAATGCTTATGATTTCACTCTCACCTATCTTACGTCCCTTTGTTGCGGTGCGTATGTATTGCTCATGCTTATGCTGAGTAAAGTGTATAGGTAGGTCGAGCGTTGTCATCAATCCGCAAAGGCGCTCACGTGTAGTGTTCGTACCCCAACCTGCTAACGTAACTGTCAGTATGTTTGTACCGATTACGTGTTCAGCTATCTTGTTACGATGTAAGTATAGTCTAACTTCTGAGTCATTAGTTAGCGTAACTTCATCGTTGCCTGATCGCTTCGCTTGTTTGTTAGCGAATGCTTCTGTTATTTGTCTGGTTATTTTTCTCATTTTTCTTGTATGTTAGAAACTGCTGTAAGTATCTTAGTAAGTTCTTCAGGTGATACATGTTCCATAACAGTGTCACACTTTTGCACGACACTTAAATCCATAAACTCTTTGTACTCGTACCACTTATTATCTTTATCCCATATAGCTACCTCTGCTGTAGACTTGCCACTATCGCAGTGGTTGCCAGTTCTCCAGTGTACGCTGACTGTAAATTTGTTAGACGGAAACGTTATGTAAAAGCCGTCAGTCGTAGAATCATAGGCGTTTGTCATAGCTGTCCCTCCCTTAACATAACATCTACATTTTCTGTGAACCAGTAAGGCGCACCGTAACCTAGACGTTCTGAGTGTGACCACTTGGCAAAGCGTTTCTTAGCTGTACGATAGTAACGACGATAGCCCATGACAGGATTGTCCAGTACGAAACAGCGATCATGGAAATCACCGAAGCATTGTGGATGTTCTGTTAGCTCAGTGTGTTTAAATGTTAGAGTACTCTTCCAAGTATCACACCACTTTATAACACTCTCACTTGCATGTTGTACGATATCACAGCCGTAACGTTTAGTGTACTCTGCGCATAACTCGTTGGCATGTTCGATAAGCCACTTGTAGTTGGCTAAGCTATGCCTAGCCCATTGCGTACATGGATGGTTGTAATGGACACGCTTGTATGGTGGGTTGTCCATAGGATCGTAGGCTGCGCATAACATCTGCGCTGATTCGAGAGGCATCTTAACGATATGCTTATCGCATAGCATACGTGCTGCTACCTTGGGGCTTGGGTGAACTACGAATATATTCATTTTGTATGTTGTTGTTTTGTCTACGTTAGCTATGTGGTATAAAACTGGTAGCCAACTGACTATGATAGTATACCACAGTTGATCTACGATGTCAAGCTTTTTCTTTTCCCGTATATAAAATCTTTCATATCATAGCTGATACCTCTGTCTTCGCAAAACTTTCTATAACTTGGGTTGAATACTTCACGTACCCACTCAACTGACACAAGCTTGTAATAGTCTCCGCTAAGATCATCGTCAATGTTAAGTAATTTATCAGGCAGCCTAGCACTATGCGGTTCTTTACCTATACCATAAGACCCTTTGCCACACGTTACTTGTAGCCTAAACTCTGACTCTATGTTAGTAGGGCCGTTAGCTGCAACGCTTCGCGATTTCATTCTAGTAACCCTTCATCTATACCGTAGTCAACATCGTCATCTATATCAGTGTCTACGCTGCCAAGTTCATCGTCTAGGTTAGGAGCGAATAGCGAAGCCCACTGTTCTTTAGCAGATACAGCTTTATTAATACACTTAACCTTATTCTCTACCACAGCAGCTACTCGTTCCTCAATAGTATTCCTATACCATAAGACTTCTTGCAGTGTGTTAGATTGTGAGGTGATACGATGGCTACGGCCAAGGCATTGGATCAAGTCTATCGCTGACCACGTTGGGGGTAGTATGATATGTCGAGGTCGTGCGCTATCCTGCTCATGGTGTAGAGATATACCTACACCGCCAGCTTGTAACGTAAGTAACATGACATCACGCTTGCCCTCTTGAAACTCATCAACATGACGTTGCCTCTGTTCGGATGACTGACCTCCGGTAACAAATCCAATACGGTCACTGTCATATCCGTAGCGTTCGGTCAGTGCTAACCAAGCGCCTCGTAACATGTTCTTGAAGTTGCTGGCTATGATAACCTGCGAGCCTTCTTGAACTGCGTTGTGCGCTCTGCCAGCAATCAACGGCGAACGTATCTCTTCAGCTTTTTGCCTGAACTTTTGCATGGCTACGAGACGAGCGGCGAGTATACCGTGACCCGTTTGACCACGCAACTTGTAAAGCTTTTCAAGATACTCGTTGTATGCGTTGTTATAAATATCACGTTCTTTCTGGTTACGAAAGTCAATGAGTACACATTCTGTACGTGCCTTGTGTTTGAAACGTACGCCCTTAACGTTAACGGTGTACGGTTCCATGACATCTTTGACACGTTCCATAGCCTTCGGACTGTACGCTGCAGTGTTACCGTATGTGGCAAGCGAGCGCATGACAGAGGGCGCAGTGTTCTGTGATAGTGGGAGTACGTTGTACTTAGAGCGCATGCCTACACCAACCATTACAGTACGCGCTTCACATACACGTTGATAGGGTGTAGCGCTGATGAATATACGTTTAACGTTCTCAGGCAATCCACGTGCAATATTTGTACGTGTGCTGTCCTCATTCTTTAACGCTTGGCATTCATCAAACACCACTAGCTTGGGTAACATAATGTCACTCCAATCGTAGACGATGTTCTCTTGACCATAGGTCACTACTGTACGTGCTTTGTAATACATAGCGCCGCCAGTTTTAGGAGACGTGAGCGCCGAGTACGATAATACTAGCACCTTGCCAGCGATACCGTACGCTTTAAGCACACGTTTGGTTTGTATGATAGTAGCTGCAGGTGCAATCCACAGCACGGGTATGGCAGCGTTAGCGCCTATACTTGGATCAGCTTGTAGCTCATCAACAACTTGTTTGATAGCTTGGGCTGTGATGTAGGTCTTGCCTACGCCTGTGCCAGCTTGTAGCAAAGCGCCTCGCTCATTACGTACACGTGTAGCGAGTTCGTTAGCTGCTTTTGTCTGGAATGGTATTTCTTTTGTGTTTGTTGTCATAGTCCTAACATGTTACGAATTTCTTCTTGTTTCATAGTGCTAAGCAGTTTCTCTATTAGCTCATCCTTAACACCTAGATCACTCATGTGTGATTTCAAATCTTCTAACGCATCAAGCTTAGCTTTCTCGACTGCTGCGCACTTACGATCACGTTCCTCTCTACGTTGGCGTGCTGTGTTACCTACCATAGTCCACTCGCTACGCCTCCATAGTCTGTACAGTTGCTTGCCATCCTTCGTTTTACCAGCGGCTACGATGTTACCTATAGTAGCACCGCTCCAACCTACAGCGTCGGGATCACACTCGCATACGAGGTGTTCGTTACCGTAGTCACTGTTATCTATCGCAGCTTTGACAATCTCGTCTACGATAATGTATGACTTGTGTCCTAGCACAAGGTCAGCGAATAGCCTTTCATCTAGTGTTATCATATATCGTATCCTATAATGCAAATGATAATTACAAAAATCCAGAGCGCCATGAACAACCCAAAGCTAAACACAGCCTCTTTCCTATGTTTGTCTAATATTTTTTCTATGTCTTTCATATTACTTAACCTGTTTAAAAGCTACCTTAGTGTCTCTTATACCTACCGCACTGTTGACTGCTGTCATCAGACCATTACAAGCGTAGCGTAGCTTTGTTGTTAAATTCATATCATTTTCTGGCGTATAATCACAGTAGCGACAACCTGCTAATGTACCATCCTGTGCTTGCTGTGTTACATGGCTGAGAGCGTCTATGCTATCCTTTACTTTAACATAAACTTTTCTTTGCACTCTGCTTTCAGCTATCTTAGTACAAGTGTCTATGTGCGCATAGTTCAACAACTCTGCGTCATCTTCTGCCTTACCTAGTAATACTGTTAGCATATAACTAGCCTTTGACTTATCACTTATGATATCTTCATAAGTCCACTTCAATATATCTGCGTTATTCATTTTGTATCGTAGCTTAGTAACAATATCATACTGCTACCAAACGGCTAATACAGTATCATAAATCTTCTACAAAGTCAAGTACTATCTTCTAGCGTACATCACTGTATAACGTAGGGGTAGGTTATTTTAGAAGCGACGTTGATAATAGACATAATCATGTTATTTTGTCAACTCAGGGTATTATACGGGTATATGGGTATGATGTTTAATTTTATACAGTATGTATAAATATATACATATATATAATTCAAGTAATAACTACTAATCCTACATCAACGTCAACCCTACATAAGTGTGTAGAATCCCAAGTTAACAAAATTACATGATCATGTCTATTGTCAACGATGGTTCTAAGATCACCGCTACGTTATGCTATCTACGTGAAACATAGAGCTGCGCTGTTATGCTATCTACGTGAAACGTTTTTAGGATCGTAAAGAGTTTCTTCTAAAGTAGATATTTTTATTTGACCAGGTGGGGATGCTGTCTTATACTATTCGCCATGTTAAAAGCAACCTCTTGCGTTGGTTCTGGTTTTTGTTGTACTAAAGCGATCTGCTTTGAAGGTCAGAAGAAACTAGGCAAAGCTATTACACCTTGCCCTTTACTGCGTTGGGATGGCAAACGCCATAAGTGTGGCTTGTTAGAAGATGCTGAGCCAGCAGAAGCTGAGCGCTTAAAAGAATCTCTTGCCGTTGGCGCTGGTTGTTGTATGCCTTTGTTTAACGACTGGCGAAAAGTTTTAAAAGATAGAACAAAAGCCTAGCATAGCAGATAAAAAACTTTTAAAAAGTGCTTGCGTTAGAAGATAAACTAGCTTACTCTCTTTTCGTGCTTCAAATGAAGCCTTAACATAACATAAAAATGAATAAAGATATGAAAATCGCAACCGAGCTATGTGATAGCTTAGTTCTAACTGAAACGAAAGCAAAAGGAGGCAAAACTCCTATTGCTTACTATAGTATCCCTTCAAAGGATATTGAGCTTGTCGGTGATTTAGCAGACGAGCGCGGCAAACATGAAGAGTATCAAGAGCGCGTCGCTATGGCCTACAATGTATTACTAAAGACAGCGCAGACAGTCCAAGGTGATGAGGGGCGTGGTGATACGCTAAGTGAAGAGGAGAAGCTAAAACGAGCCAAAGCGCTTATCACTGAGCGCTGGTTCCTCGTAGCAGAATCCGAAGCTACAAAAACCAAACGTCAAATGACAGACGTGAAGGCTATCGTAGAGAAGCTTGCCATTGCTACCAAGGCCGGCAACGCTGAAGATATCGCAAGCCTAAACGCGCAGCTTGTAACGCTAATGGGGTAACGTACAGGGGGAGGTATAACAACCTCCCCTTTTTCTATCGTAGCAAAAAATTTCTCA